ATAGAGTTAGATAATAGTATAGAGAAAAATAATGATATAGAAAACAATGAAGATATAGAGTTAGATAATAGTATAGAGAAAAATAATGATATAGAAAACGATGCAGATATAGAAAATATAAATAAATATACAATACTAGAGTTAGAAGAAGAATTAAATAAAATAGCTGATAAAGGTAGTTTGACATTAGCATCAAATTTGGATAATAATATATTTTATAACGACGCTATATATTACAAAAACTAATAACTATATATAGAAAAAAAGAATAAGTGATAAAAAAATAAAATAATTTTCTATGTTTGATTTATAGATGTTAGAAATAAATCAAACATATATTTTAATATCATTGGGAGGAGCATTAATTTCTTCAATATTATATTATTTATATAAAAATCAAAGTAAAACAATAGTTAAAGAAGATAAGAATATAAAAAATTATTTAGTATTATCTACGATAATATGTATATTAATATTTATTGGATTAAATATTAACAAATACATTGAATCCGAAAATTCTATATTAGGTTCGAATTTAGAAACTAAGGAGATATTATACGGAACTCCAAATTTTTAAAATAAAAAAAAAATTTATGAAATAGTTTTTTTAACATTTACAATAGGACCTTTTCTTGAATTTCTCATTTCATTTAAATCAATACCTTCTTCTTCATCATCAAAATTTGGATTATAATTTTCTGAATGATATTGCCAAAATTGTGGAGCACCTAAGCGAAAATTTTCGTGACTAGTTGCTTTGTACCAAAAGACTTGGTCTTCTAATTTATTACTTTTAGCATTATTATTAATAACTAAACATTCAAAATTTTCAGTACATTGATCCATTACTTGTGAAAATACATCAAATGAAGGGAACATTCCAGCATATTGTTCATATAATCTTTTTCGATTTGATACAATATTTTCTCTTAAAATAAAAGTAAAATCAATATTTGTTCTTAGATTAGGAGGAATACCAAGAGCATACTGCATAGTAATAATAAACATAGCTTTATAGTGACGACCATTCATGAACAATGATCGAATATGTTTACTATTTACCCATGATTTATCATATAAACAGTCATCTAAAATTATAAATCCACGAGGATCAATATTGGAAAAACCCGTATCAGTAATTTCTTTATTAATAGCAGCAATAACTTTTTTTTGTCTTTTAAGCATATTAGAAATAATTTCTTGACGATATTCACCATGAATAAAAATACTAGGCATAATAGATGAATAAAATGCGTTAGCACCTTCAGTTCCAGATATAACGGTACCAACAGGTATATCTTGATGGTAATATAATAAATCTTTTACTAAAAAAGATTTACCAGTTTCTCTTTTTCCAATTAATACAATTACCTTATCATCATTAATCATATTCATGTCAAATTTTTTTAATTCGAAAGGCATATATAGTATGATATATATGTTTTTTTTTAATTTTGTATTTACGCATCAATTTTCATGAAAATAAGAGAAATATTATCATTACTACCATTTTCGATGGATTTAAGAATGAGATTATGAGATATCTTATTAGTATCATCAGAATTATATTTTTTAATAATATCAATAATCTCATTATATTTAATATAATCCCAAAATCCATCAGTAGCAACAATAATAAATAAATTTTCATCAATAAAAAAATTGTAAATATCAGGTATAACTGATACAGGGCTATTAATACCATCATATTTACTATTTAAAATTTTTAATCTAAAATCACCAAATGATCTAGAAACAGATAATTGATTATTAATTCTATAAATTTTATTATTAAGAGTCACTTTATTATTAGAATTAATAATTCTATAATATTCTATAATTTCATTAGGACGGTGAAGATTTGTTTCAAATTTTTTTTCAAATTGATAATTAATAAACATAGATTTAGAATCTCCTAAATTAATAGAAATAATATTATTATCTAAAATGTATAAAATAATTGCTGTACTACCAATACGATAAAAAAAATTTTTCATTAACATTTTGTCAATAAAAATAAATTCTTTGGATATTTTTTTTGATAAATTTTCTATATTAATATTTAAATTCTTATAATCTAAAACATATCTATTAATATTTTTTAATAATTTAGGTAGAATATTAGAAATATCATCTCCACCATGACCATCAAATAGTGCTATAGCTTTAATATTTTCGATAACATCAATGTAGTAATAATCTTCCATTGATTTACGATTACCTTGTATTCTAAGAAACGATGCGTTAAAGAGATTATGATATATTTGTTGAATTTTATATTTTGAGATTAGATAAGAATCCTTTAAATCTTTTTGATCAATATTTTTCATGTTATCAATATTTATAGAAATATGAAATAAATATTATAGGAAGTTTTAAATATAATATGATAGATAATATTATAAACAAAAACCTAGGACTAAAGATCTTTAAAGAAGAAAAAAAAGAAATTTTAAATAGATCAGTTAAAAAAAACTTTAATATTAATTCAATAAATAATTTTTCACCAATATTTAACCTATTTACAAATAATTTTATTTATAATATTAATTTTAATAATTCAAGACAGATTATAAAATTAAAAAAAAAAAAAAAAAAAATTAATATAAAAAAAATTATATATAAAAAAAAAAAAAATTATAAAAATAAAAAAAATTTTAAAAATAAAAAAAAAATTATAAAATTAAAAAAAAAAAAAAGACAAGTTCATATAAATGGTGGTATATATGTAGGAGAGATAAATTATAGAAATAAAAAATATTTTACCAATATTTTTGTAAAAGAATCGAATATTGTAAATTTAAATAATATTTCAATAAATAGTTTAAAAAATTCTACCGATGAAGAATTATATTTAAAATCGTATTATAAATATAATTTAAATAGTAGTTCAAATATAGAATTATTTATATTATATATAACATCTAAATTATATGAACTAGATATTAGTCCAAATTTTCAATTATTTTATGGCTTTAGCAATGTAAATATGAAAAAACTAACAACAGAATTAGAAAATACAGAAGAATTGAAATTTTATAAGAAAATAATAAAATCAGATAAATTTAAGATAAAAATTTTTAAAAATAATAAGAGATATTATGTAGAAAGATATAATATGCCATGTTTATTATTATATAGTGAAGTATTAGATAGTGATTTACATAATTATATAAGAAAATCTGAAAGAATATTAGAACATGAATGGTGTAGTTATATTTTTCAAATAATAGCAGGATTAACAATTTGTCAAAAATATTTTAATCTATGTCATAATGATTTACATTTAGCAAACATAATGTACAAATATACGGAAAAAAAATATTTATATTTTGAATATAAAAATAAAATATATAGAATTCATACATATAATAAAATTTTAAAAATAATAGATTGGGGAAGAGGAACATATGATTTTAATAATTTTAAAGGACAAAATACTATATACAATTCAGATGGGGATGCATATGGTCAATATATTTATAGAAGAATAAATAATAAAGGGAAAAAACCTATAGATTATAATTTATCAACAGATTTAGTAATATTTGGAAGTAATATAATAAATGATAATTTATTTCCGAAAAAGGGAAATCTGCGTAAATTAGTAAAAAAATGGCTACAGTATGATAATTCGTCAATAGAATATATAGATAAAAATGAATTTGATTTGTACATTAAAGCAGCTAAATTTTGTAAAAATGCAGTTCCTAAAAATCAAATAGAGGAAAGTATATTTAATAAATTTATTATAGATATTAAGAGTATAAATAAAGATGAAAAAATATATAAATTGGATTAATAATATATATTCATTCATTTGAACTAGTTTCAATAAAATTATCATAATTATTTTCATTATATTTAGAATTAGATTCATTAAAAGGATATGTAGACCATGTACTTTTTTCATTAAATATATTACTATATAAATTTTTTAAATCTACATTTGTAATTTGTTCTTCATAAAAGGTTCTAGGAATATATCGATATTCAATAGTAGGTGGAGGACATTTAGAATAATTATTTTTATATCCAATGGTGATACATACTATTCCAATAATAAAAATCATTAAAATAATAGCTTTCATATTATTAAATATAATAAAGATTTTTTTTTTTTAAATTTAATATTAATGATTAGTATCTATTTTTTTGAAGCAAGCCAAGGATCTTCTTCTTCTAATTTTTCAGTAATCTCGTCTAATTGGTTATTTTTTTCTTTAGCAATTTTAGAATCTTTTATAGCTTGTTCTTTAACATAATCAACATGTTCCCTAAAATGATCATCTTTAGAATCTTGATTTTCTTTATATTTTTTTACCAATTCATTCAATTCACTTTCAAAATATTCTTGATTTTCAATCTTGTGAGGATTAGGATCCCATGGCAACCAAAATCCTACTTGTCCAACAAATACATTAAAATTTTTATCTTTTTTTTGTAAAAGTTTAGCACGGACTTGAGCTTCCTGCATAGTATCATATACACCTCTAACTTTTACACCACGAACGGTGGTTTGAAAATCATTTTTTTCAGAAAATTCTTTTTCTAAACTTTCTGATCTAGTATATAAAAAATCATCAAACTTTTCATCTATAGTATCTAAAAATTCTTTATCTAAATTAATATTTTTTTCATTAATTAAATTAGCTAAAAATCTACGTACCATAAATAAATTTTTATTTTTTAAAACATTTTCAGGTGAGATAAAAGATAAACAAACATATCCCTGGCCTCTTATTGGATCATCAGCTTCAAGGAAATCTTCAATAATATTTTTACTAGTTGACTCAGTATTCATTTATATATGAATAAATATATATAGAAGCTTTAAGTAAATATTAAAATAAAAAAAAATACATTTTATATTAAAATTTTTTCTAATTATATTATATAATAAATAAATGGATAGATTACAAAAAGAAATAAGTGATTTACAATCCGCTTTCGATTTACAAGAAGTTATAAAAAGAGCTGTAAAATATTTAATAGAAGGAGGCGCTGTAGCAGTAGCTGCCTATTATATACCCAAAAAGAAAATGGGTATTGAAGAAATAATTATGATTGCTATTACAGCAGCCGCTACATTTGCTTTATTAGATATGTATGCTCCAAGTATTGGCTCCGCAGCAAGACAAGGAACTGGTTTTGGTATAGGTGCTAACTTATCCGGATTTCCAAATTTATCGTAAATTATAATCGAAATAAATAATAATATTATTTCAATTATATCGTTTTAATATATTGCCATTTTAATTCTTCACAAATTTTTTTCCAAATTTTATCTTGTTCTGCTAACTTTTCTCTAGATTTTAATAAACTAAAGTGTTTTAAAAAATCATCCATTTCTAATAATTGTAAACATTTGTATAGAACATAAGAATAAGATAAAAAATTACTTCTTTTATTTGGACAATTATTCATCCAAGGAGTTTGTATTTCTTTAAACATTAGTCTTAATTTTTCTTCTACATCTCTATCTATTATAGGAGCAGGTCTTCCGCTTAATCTATTTATAATATGGGGTACATGTTCATAATATTTGTTTAAATTTAATTTTTTAAGGACATCTCTTACCTTAGTTATTTTTAAATTTCTCATATCTACATAACTTTCTTTTAATAATTCACTTTTTATGAGCTTGTATATATCTTTAGATATATCTGTTGATTCTTTAGCTTGAAATTGAGCGAGCCATTCATTAAAATGATTGATACGTTTATATGCGAAATAACTTATTTCTCTAGGAGGTTCTTTGTAAGATGGCTTATCGGAATCTATCAAAATTTTCTCTTGAGTTGCACAATTGGGACATATCATAATACCTTCTGATTGATAAAAAATTCTTTCTACATAACATTCTCCACAATAATCTAAATCTATGATTTCTTCATTATTTTCTATTACATATTTATTATCAATATAATTAAAATATTTATCAATTATTTCCATTTTAGAAAATTGTTTATAATTTTTTTTTTCTATAGACTTTGATTCAAATTCCTCAGAATTATTAGATTCCTGACTTAAATTATCTTCCTTGATAACTGATTGATTACTTAATTTATTATTTTTTGTAAAAAAATCTACAACAGAAATATTCTTATTTAGAGATTCACTATTTTTTTTTTTTTTTTTTTTTTTTTTTTTTTTTTTTTTTTTTTTTTTTTAATTTTTTTTTAAAATTTTACTATTTTCTATTAAATATTTGTTTATATTAGAATATGTTTCTATTGTATTTATTTCTTGATTAATTAATTCTATATCTTCTTTTAATTGCATTTTATTTTCTAATTCTATATCTGACAATGATGTTGCTGGTTTTGAATTTAACTGATCATATTCTAATTTTAATTGAGACATTTTTTTATATTTTTTATTAATATTTTTATTAGTATCATTAAAATGTTTTATTGTATTAGTATGTTCTGCATCTAATGTTATACGCAAATCCATTTGAGGAATCTTATTTCTAGATTTTTTTTCTTTAAATAAAACCATTTTAAATTAAAAATATAATTTAATCTTTAAATAGAATTAAAATTTTATTCGTTATATAATTTAATAAAAGATATATAGTATATTTTATATTAATTCATGAAGAATACAAATTTTGATTTAGATAATCTAAATTTTCATAAAATGTTATTTATTTATAATGCCATTTTAAATGGTTGGATAGTAAAAAAAAACAAAGATAATAATTTTGAATTTAAAAAAAAAAAAAATAATGTTAAAAAAGAAATATTATTAGATAATTATCTTAATATTTTTGTAAATGAAAATTTAAATATAGATAATATAATTGCTAATATGTCATAATTATTAACAAAATATTATTTAAATAATTAATAAAGAATTATTATAGACAACTGTTCCAATTATTATTAAAAAAAAATCTAAATATACATCATATTATTAATAAAAAATTATTATTTTTTAAGTATCTATTATTATATAATTAATATAGAATTATTTGCGTTTTTTATAAAAATATTTTCTGATTATATATTATAATTTAAAATGGGTGGTGGTTTAATGCAATTAGTAGCCTATGGTGCTCAAGATATATATCTTACAGGTAATCCTCAAATTACATTTTTTAAAGTTGTCTATAGAAGACATACCAATTTTTCAATGGAAGCTATAGAACAAACATTTAATGGTAATCCTGGATTTGGTAAAAAAGTTAGTTGTACAATTTCTAGAAATGGTGATTTAATTCATAGAGTATATTTACAAACTACATTACCAGAAGTAGATTTATCTACAACTGATCAAGTTAAAATTGGTCAACAACAAATGAAAGAATTTAATTGGGTAAATTGGGTAGGTCATCAACTTATTAAGAATGTTGAAGTTGAAATCGGTGGTCAAAGAATTGACAAACATTATGGAGAATGGCTTCATTTATGGAATGAACTTACTCAATCACCTGGTCTTCAAGCTGGATATGCTAGAATGGTTGGAAATGTACATAGATTAGTTACACCTAATGCTGAAAGTAAAACTAAATTTGATAAAACTACACTATATATTCCTCTTCAATTTTGGTTTTGTAGAAATCCTGGTCTCGCTTTACCTCTTATTGCTCTTCAATATCATGAAGTTAAAATTAATGTTGAATTTAATGATTTAGATGCTTGTGCTATGGGATCTACATCCGCAGATGGGCTTAGACATCCTAAAGCAGGACCAGCTGGGACTAGTGGACAAGCTCCAAATAATGGCACTGAGATAAATTTCAAAAATAATGATTTAAATTTAGAAGATACTGCTTTATGGGTTGATTATATATATTTAGATACTGATGAAAGACGTAGATTTGCTCAAGTATCCCATGAATATTTGATTGAACAATTACAATTCACTGGAGAAGAATCTATCAGTACTGTTTCTAATAAAGTTAAGCTTAATTTTAATCATCCTATCAAGGAACTTGTCTGGGTTGTACAATCTCAAAGAAATGTTGCTGTTAAACAATATACTAATTATTCTGATCATCCTGATGATACTTTCTTAACTGGAGAAACCATGGATCCTCTTGGCCTCGGTCTAACTGGTCCATTAGATCTTGGATTAGGAGTAAGCAATCAAGGACAACATCATGATGATCTAAAGAATGTACAATTAGGAACATCTATATTTGATGTTGGTAGAAATCCTGTTGACACTGCTAAATTACAACTTAATGGACATGATCGTTTCCAAGAAAGAAAAGGTGATTACTTTAATTATGTACAACCCTATCAACATCACACTAATACACCTGCTCTTGGTATTAATGTATATTCTTTCGGTCTCAAACCTGAAGAACATCAGCCATCTGGAACATGCAATTTTTCAAGAATTGATAATGCTACATTACAACTTCAAGTAACCGCAGCTACTGTACAAAATACTACTGCTAAAGTACGTGTATATGCTACAAATTATAATGTACTTAGAATTATGAGTGGTATGGGAGGTCTCGCATATTCTAATTAAATACTTAAATATTCAATTTTTTTTTTTATTTATATAAAAAAAAAAATTAATTAATTATAGGTATATAATATACGTTTAAATTTCAAAATTTGAATTAATCACTTTCTAACTCTTTTTCTAAATTTTTTACTTCCTTTTCTAAATTTTCTATTTCTGTATCATTTTCCATCGTACCAGGATCTATATTTTTCATCATATTTTCCATCATATTTGGATCTATATTTTTCATCATATTTTCCATCATATTTGGATCTATATTTTTCATCATATTTTCCATCATATTTGGATCTATATTTTTCATCATATTTTCCATCATACTTGGATCTATATTTTTCATCATATTTTCCATGGTACTAGTATCTATATTTTCAGATTTATTCTTTTCTTCCTCATTATTTGTATCCAAATTTTTCAATTTAGTATTCTCATTGTCAATTGTAGAAATGTTATCAATATGATTTTCTACACCATTATCCATCATTTCATATAATTTTTTTGAAAAATTTTGTGGATCTTTTATTGTATATCCATTTAAAATACATGTTGTATCATATAACAATGTTAGTAAATTTATAAACTCTGTATTATCTTCTAAATCTTTTATTTTATTTAATTTTATAATTAGAGAATGATTAGTATTTATTTCCAAAATTTTTTTTCTATTAAACATAAAATTATTACTATTTTCCAATGGTTGTGATTTCATTATTCTTTCCATATTTGCAGACATAGTTGATACTAAACAACATGGAGAATTTACTATTCTATCTGATATCACGACTTTCTCTAAATCTTCTTTAAAAATTGTCTCAATTTTTTTACATAAATCTGTATATTCACTATTCTCATCTTCTTTATTTGTTTCTTTTTTATTATCTAATTCTAATTTATCTTTTGTTATACATATAAATTTCTGATCTTTATATTTGTTCAATTTCTGTGATATATATTCATCAATAGTTTCGGTAAAATATAATACATCAATATCTTTTGATTTAAGAACTTCTAAATAAGGTGAATTATTTAATAATTCAACATTATCTCCAGAAATATAATAAATTCCTGATTGCTCATCTTTCATATTACTTATATAATTATCTAAACTAATCATTTTAGTATTATTTTTTGATGAATAAAATCTAAATAAATCTATAAATTTTTCATCATTTTTTGTTTCTTCATGATATGCTGCTTTAATGTTTTTTGAGTATTCTTTGTAAAATTCTAAATATTTTTCTTCATCATTCATTAAATCTGTAAACATCCCTAATATTTGTTTCTTTACTACTTTTTTTATAATTTCTACTGTTTTACTTTCTTGCAACATTTCCCTAGATACAGTTAAAGGAATATCTTCACAATCAACTACTCCTTTCACAAAATCTAAATATTGTGGCACTAAATCTTTACATTTATCTGATAAAAATACACGTTTTACATACAATTTAATATTTTTATCATTCTCTTTCATCATAAAAGGATTATATCCCACTTTCGGAATATATAATAATCCCTTCACTAATATCTGACCTTCTACAGAAAAATGTTTATGTGAATGATATTCTGAAGGACCATATGACTTCTTATTCAAATCATTATAAAATGATTTATATTCTTCTTCTGATACATTCTCTGGGTCTTTTATCCATAGTGATTTTTGATCATTTAACTGCTCCCATTCATCATATGATTCTTGTATCGTTTTTTTTTCATTACTTTGTTTTTCATTTTCCTCCTTTTCTTCCATAACTTCTTCTATTTTTACACCTTCTGTATCTTCATCATCGGACTTAACATCTGAATCTTTTTCTTCTTCTGTTACTTCTACATCTCTAGTTTTTGTTACTAATAGTTTTATAGGATAATATATATATTGTGAATGTTCATTTACTATATTTTTCAGTCTATGTTCATCTAAATAATCATGACAATCTTCTTTTAAGTATAATTCTATTTTTGTTCCATATTTTAATTCATTCTCGTTATTTTCTGTTAAATAATAATTACAACCACCATTAGATTCCCATTCATAAATATTATCTTCATTGTATTTTTTGGAAATAACTTTCACTTTATCTGCTACTAAAAATGATGAATAAAAACCTACACCAAATTGCCCTATTAAAGAATTGGTCATATCTTTCTTTTCTTGCAACTCACTCATAAATTTTTTTGTACCTGAACTTGCTATTTTTCCTAAATTATTTATTATATCCTCCTTATTCATTCCTATTCCTGTATCTTCTATAGTTAACACATTCAAATCTTTATTTACATATATCTTAATTTCATGATCTATATTTTTATCATCATTATTTGTATTTACTTTTTGATATCTAATCTTATTAATAGCATCTGAAGAATTTGATAACAATTCTCTTAAAAATATATCTCTATTACTGTAAAAATTATTTACAATTATATTCATTAATTGACTCATATCTGCGTCAAAATTAAATAATTCTTTTTCTGTTATATTATTATCTGTAGTTGTTTTAATAGATTCCATTGTCATAATCAAAATTATTGATTTATTTTTAAATAATTTTATTTACATATTAATAAAAAAAAAATTTGAATAATAATTTATTTAAAATACTTAAAAGATCAAATTTTATAATATAATAGAATGTTTATCGATTTTAATGGTAATTTTTATACTATTCCAAAAGAAGACTTTGAAAACGATACTTTTTATTTAAAAAGATTATGGTTTGTAGCAAAACAAGAACCTCATAATAAAAAATCATATGAAGAAGCTATTCATAATTCTATATTATGGAAAAATATTACATTTTTAAACTGTGAATATTCTTTCGATATTCTAAATAGAATTAAAAATATCGAAAAAAAATTTGTTTTATAATTAATTAACTATATTTTGCCCAAGCCATATCTACATTAGCAGGAGTAGAATAAGGGTTATTTTGTTTAGGTATTCTATTCCAATTATAAATTTTATTATTCAAGTTATTACAATTGTCATTTGATCCTAACATAATATTACCATATCCTCGTTGATTTGACCATGTATGATTTGATAAAATATCAAAATTTATTATGTTTTCTTTTATTTCTTTTTTAGGATTACTATATTCTATACATTGAGTTTTAGAATTATTTTTCTTATCATTTGACTTTTTTAATTTATTCAATTCCTTTTTAATATAAACTGAACTATTTTTACAAGTTTTTAAAGAATTATCACATTCCATTTTTTTTGCACAATTTTCTTTAAAAGAATTTGGATAATTATTATACATTCTATATATAATATTAAATATATTTTTTTTTTTAGCTACTATTATTATTATAATTTATCAGTTTTTTAACTGTTAACCAATAAGTTAAAACACCTAGAATTATAAAAGACATTATTTTAACATAACTTTCTCCCATTATTTTATTTACTTTTGGATTTGATATAAACATTAATAGATTAAGGACAACTAATATTACAAACATTTTTATTACATCTTGTATCATAGGTACATACTCTTCTTCAATATTAATATTAAAAACCATATATATATAATAAAATATAGAAAAAAAAAAAAAAATATTATATTTTATTAGTATAGTAATAAATTTACATTAATAATTTATAATTAAATTATTAGTGATTTAATTATAAAATATTCATATTATAGTAATTTTTACAGTAAGTTTAAAATTAAACTTTTTTTTATATAATAAATATAATAAATGAAAAATTCAGTATATTTAGTTAATATTCGATATGTAATTCCTTGTATTTGTATTATGTTGGGAGTATTTGGATTAATATATTGGGAGTTGAAAAAAAATCAAACATTAATAAATACAATTATGACTAGCATACGAGAATTAAGAGCTCAAATTAACTTTGAAAATAAACAAATACAAAATTCTCAATTACAAAATAAATATTTGGATAAAAATACTAACTCCCATGCAATTTCCTCGGAACGTTCAATTCCTAAATATTCACCAACACCTAATATTCCTAAACCTATTCCAAATATGAATACTCCAATGTATGAAGAAAAATTTACATCTCCAATAAATTCTAAAGATTCAACTTGTAATTCTAGCAACAATAATCAAAAAAAGGAAATTTATAATGACACCGATCAAGTAATTATAAAAAAATTAGAAAAAGAAATTAACCAGTATGAAAATGACTTACTTGAACTAGATAATATAAGTGAAACAACTTCTCAAGGAAGTGACAGCTCAAATATTAATATTACAGAATTAGCTACTAAAGTAAATGAAAATTTAGAAAATAAAACTTATTCTCCCAAAGATACATTAGATAATAATATATCATTAGATAATACATCTGATAATGATAATAATACATTAGACGATAACAACAATAATATATCAAATAATACATTAGATAATAACACATTAGACAATAATACATTAGATAATACTATAATAGATCATCTAGAAAGTGATAATGAACAAGATGTTAATATTTCTAATAATCTGGATGAAAAAAATTCTGAATTAAATAAAGAAAGTAATTATGATATAAAAAGTAAAGAATCTGATATAAGTTCTGAATCTGAATTACTTAATAATTTGAAAGATGAAAAAAAAAAAAATATAATACAAAATATATATAATAAATATACAGCAAAAGAACTTCATGATTTGTGTAGAAATAATAATCTAAAAGTAAGAGGTAATAAACAACATTTAATTAATCGTTTATTGTCATATAATATTCTAAAATTTAATGAATTTAATACAGAAAATAATTCTTCTATTTCAATAGGTAATACCTAATAATTAATTATATTATATAAAATAAAATATTTTTATATAATATAATAAAATGAATTCTTGTTATAAAACATCAAATAATAAACATTTTAAATGCCCACCTATGGTTTCTGATGGACGTCATTTTACTGATTATCGACCTAGTTGTCACATTAATAATTTATTACGTGTAAATAATAATATAAGTAATTCCTATGAATATAGAATGTTTCTAACTAATAATGCTAATAATCTAATGGATCTAAATCGAACATATGCTTGTCAAAAAAATTGTTGTGGTCCTTGTAAAGAACCCTATCATGAAGGAACAATGTTAGGTGAAGCTTCTACTAAATCTTGTACCAAAAACTCTTGTTCTACTGAATATCATAATAAAGGAATAGGTCAAGGTCGAAAATATTCTGATAGCAACTGTAATTGGCCTAATTCTCCACCGTATGGACAATTATCTAACTGTTGTGCTTCTAATAATAATCTTTTTAATTATTATAATTTTGCGACAACTAAGGCACAAGGTGAACTTACCGTAAGAAATACAATCCCATCTGGTGCTGGATATCTTCAAGGCGGTGATCCAGTAGCATATAATCTTTGAATTTTCAATAGATTTTTTTTTTATTTTTTTTTTTTTAGTATGCGTAAATTAAAATTGTAATTACCATTAATAGAGTTTATCTTATTTAGAATATAAAGTTATACATTATATTAAAAATAATACAAATTAATGTTAGACTAATGTAACATGCTTTCTTAAAATTTTTTTTCGTAATAATTTATTCAATATAAAAAAAATATTATATTAATATTATATAGATATGTGTGATTGGAAAACTGATTATAGTAAAAATATTAGTTGTAATGGATTCGTAATAGATGAAGGAATTGGGGAATATACAGTTAAAGGAAAAATAAATGATTATAATAATAATACTTTAATATGGTGGGCAGGTAATCCTCCTACTTATATAACTTCATATTCTGGATCTGGATTACCTTATCCAAATTCTGAAATAGCATATGAAAATACTATTAATAAAGGTATGGTTAAAACTGATGATAAAGGAAATTTTCAATTTAATGTTATGTATCCTAATACCTATTATATGGGACTTGGTACAAATCCTGTTGAGCCATGTTGTCATATAAAAAAATGTGGAACAGATGATGATCAAATACATACTATTAAATTAGGACATGGTGTTCCATTCCGTATGTTAACATATCCACCAATAAAATCATATGATCGACCTCGTCATAATGTTATGTTTTATAGTGGACGTGATAAATTACCAGTAAGATCCCAAGAACAAATATTAAGAGATTCCGGTTACCCGCTAAAGAATATTATGCCAAAAGATTTTTGGGGACTTAAACCACATCATCCTTAAATTACATTTACAATTTATTATATAGATATGAAATTATATTTATAAAATTTGATTAAATTTTTTTGTTTTAAATGATATATTAGTTAAATGACAAAATTTATTAAGGACCCGGTATATGATGATTTTCTTAAATTTTCTAAAAGTGAATTAGAATTTATTGATATTCCTGAATTTAAAAGACTAAAAAAAATAAAACAATTAGGTGCTTTAGATGAAGTTTTCCCAAGTGCAAATCATTCTAGATTTTCCCATTCAATAGGTGTAGCTCATCTAAGTGAAAAATTTATTAATACCTTATGTAGTAATTCTAATATATTTTATAATAATATAAAAAATATAAAAATTGCTGGTTTATATCATGATCTAGGTCATGGTCCGTTTTCTCATGTATTTGATAATCATGTTATAAGTAAATTATGTCCTAATCATTTATATTCCAAACATGAAAATAGATCATTAAATATATTCGAAAATATTATTAAAAAATATAATTTTTGTAATGATAATTTAACTGCTTATGACATTGATTCAATAAAATCTATGATTAAACCTTATAATGACAATGAAAAAAATAAATATTTTAATCAAATAGTTAATAATAGAATTAATTCTTTAGATACAGATAAAATAGATTATTTAATAAGAGATTCATTTTATTTAGGAAATAAAATTTCATTTGATTACAGAAAATTATTTAATAAAACCAAACTGCTATATTCCAATAAATTTTCAGATTATCAAATTTATTATCATGAAAAGGATATAGATAATATATTTGATATTTTCTATTCTAGATATAAATTACATAGAGAAATTTATAATCATAAAACTGTTAAATCTATAGAATTAATGATAGGTGATATTCTACTAGAATCGAATGATATATATGATTTTCCCTCTATACTAGACAAAAATGAATTTTTAAATTTTGATGATACAATATTAACAAATTTGAAATATGTATCAGAAAAAGAAGTATCCAATAAATGTAAAGTTTTGTTAGATAGAATAGATAAAAGAGATTTATATAAAGAAATATATACAACTAATAAAAATGATATATCATATACTAAAGATTTTATTATGGATAAATATCCTGATAGTAATATTATAAATTATCATTTTTGTTTAATGAATTATAATTTATGTAATGGTAATAATTCACCTATCCAAAATATAAATTTTTATAATAATAATAACGAAATAATAAATAATAATAATCTTTATATTCGAAAATTAATTCCAAAAGATTTTAATGAAACTGTAATTTTCGTTTTTAGAAAATAAATACTATTTAAAATTAAATCATTTTAATTATTGTATTCATGACAAAAAAAATTATATCATTTGATATAGGAATAAAAAATCTTGCTTATTGTATAATTGAAAAATCTGATGAAAATTTTAAAATTTTACATTGGGATATAATTAATATTCTTGAAGAAAAATTTAGTAATATTCCTAAATGTAATAATTATATAAAAAAAAATAAAAATTTACAATTGTGTAATAATCCAGCAATTTCGTTTATTGAAAATAATAATAATAAACTATTTTTTTGTAAAAAAATTACTTGTCAAAAATTTCTTAAAACAAATTATTCAAATCTTAAAATAAATCTTATAAAAAAAATTACTACAAAAAATTATTCTATACTTGAAATGGGTAGTTCTCTATTAAAAAAATTAAATTCCATTAAAGATATTATACTTAATATTGACCAAGTTATTATTGAAAATCAACCTGTACTTAAAAATCCTACTATGAAATCTATACAAATGATATTATATAGTTTCTTTATTGAATATGGATATAATTCTGATCAATCGTCTATAAATAATATCATATTATTTTCAGCAAGAGATAAATTAAAATTATATAATGGACCATGTATTGATACTTCTAAAATAAAAAATCAATATAATAAAAGAAAATATTTGAGTATAGAATATACAAAATATTATATAAAAGATTCAGAATTTTATGAATATTTTATTAATAATAATAAAAAAGATGATTTAGCAGATAGTTTTATTCAAGGATATTATTATTTATACAAATAATGTTGGAGATTGCGTATAACATTTAAAATAGTTTTCTATAAAACAATATAATGAGTAATTCCGAAAGTGATAAAATATCTATAGAAAGTAAAAACCTATCAATTAAAAAAAATGACAATAATAATAATACAACATTCGTTAATAGATCCCCTTCTCCTAATGCTACTATAGATATTGGTTTAGATCTATTAGTTAATCCTGAAAAACAAAAACCTATAAAACCCAATAAAAATAATGTTGCAAATAGCGAAATTCACATCAATAATTCTGAAACTAATGATGGTTTTAATTTAAATAATTTAGATAATGGTTTCGATTTATTAGATTCTTATGATGAATTTACAAATATTTCTAAGAATGAAAGTATTGCCAATTCCTTATTAACCGACAAAGATTTAGAAGAACTAGTTGATAGAGAAGATTATAATGAAGAATATAATACTAAAAGTAAAGGTGGGTGGTCTCGTGATGAAGTTAATATCGATACCAATAAAAATAATATTAATATTATACATGATAATAATTCTTTTTTTAATGATAATAATAGTATAACATCAAGATCAAGAAGTTATCGAAGACAAAATAAATCTCAAGATATTGATTTAAATAGTAATTTAGATAATAAAAACACAAATAGATATCCTCACATAGTTAGAGATTCTGATAGTACTACATTTCATAAAAGTTCTCAAAAAAATTTAGAGGCTGAAAAAAAAGAAAAAGAAGATTTATTATACAAATTTGAAAAAATGAGAAGATTAGGTATACCTATAAATAAAAAATTTAATTTTTCATCTAATATTGAAGAAATGAGATTTGAATATAACAAGATTAAAGAACAAAGAGAGTGTGAAGCATCTGTTAAATTTCAAAAAAAAATGTTGATGGCATGTGTTACTGGTATAGAATTTCTTAATGGTAAATTTGATCCATTTGATATCAAATTAGATGGGTGGTCTGAAAGTGTTCATGAAAATGTCAATGATTATAATGAAGTATTTGAAGAACTCCATGAAAAATATAAAGACCGAGCAAAAATGGCACCTGAATTAAAATTATTGTTTATGGTAGGAGGAAGCGCTTTTATGTTTCATCTTACAAATACTATGTTTAAATCACAACTACCAGGTATGGGAGATATAATGAAACAAAATCCTGATCTAATGAAACAATTCGCTAATGCTGCTGTTAATAGTATGAATCCTGAAATGCAAAACGCTGCATCTATGTTCACTAATAATTCAAATTCAAATCAATATCAAAATTCTAATATAAATAATCATTATGAACCAGTTCCACATAATCAAAATAATTTTAATAATCAAACTGTTAATTATAATACTGAACAATCAAATAATTATAACCATCAACGTCCTATAAATACACCATTTACTAATGTAGCTGACCATAATAAATCAAGTAAAAAAATTATCTCACCTCCTACTGGAGTAGATGAAATATTAAATGAACTAAAATCTAATACAGATAATATATCTGATATATTATCATCCGGATCAGAATCATCAAAAAGAAATATTAATTTAAGAAATAAAAAACATAAATCAAAAAAAAGTATTACACTTAATCTTGATGGGTCATAAATTTGCTTCCTAATAATTTATCCATGTAAATACCATGACCATAATTATATTTACTATTCATATGATGAATTAAATGAAAATCATCATTATTTGAAGAATGTGCAATTAATATAGTTGAACCTATTGTTAATATATTCCAAAATACTAATGTTAATATATGATTATTTAATAATATTATCGGAAGATATAGAGGTATTATATTACCAAAAATCAAGTCAAACCAATGTAAATATAGAGCCTCTATACCTACAGGAAATCTAAACTCATGATGTTTTTTATGAGACCATAAATATAAATATTTATTATGCATTATGTAATGCCCTATATAAAATGTAAAATCAAGTAATAATAAACCTAAAACTAATGATAAAATACTATTAAATATATTAAAATTATTTATATTGTATTCTATATAATAAAACTTATTGAAAATATTTATAAATAATGGTATTATTAAAAAACTATTCAATAATACAGTAGGTAATATTGTTTTATATTGCATTATTAGTTCACTTTTTGTAGAACACACATATCCCATCTTTTGATTTTTTATCATTTTATAATTATCTTTATTTAGGTACAAATCTTTCAAAATGCAATAACTCCCACATATTATTAATGTAAATAAGAATGAAAAATATAAAGAATACGAAAAATTACTTGAAATAAAAAATAAAAACATATATTTAATTTCAATTAATTATCTTTAGATAATTTTACTAATTTATATTTTTCCTGTTTTTTTTAAAATCTCATATGCTTTTTTAATTTCTTCGGCTGAAATTTCTCCATCATTATTTTTATCTATATTCTTTATTGATTTTGATATAATACAATATTTACTTTTTGGATTAAATAAATTTAAAACTAAAATAATAAAACAACATGTTATTATCAACGAAGCTATTAAATCTCTTGTTGCTATAAATGCTACTGTAAAAATTATTAATCTTCTTAAAACTGTACTACTTAAAAAAGTACGATGATCATCTGTAAAATCAATTTCTATGTATCTCGCTCCTACATTGAGTAGTATCATTAAAAATCCATATATATATTTATTACTGTTAAAATAATTCACACCTGATTCAACTATATTGCCATTACTTCCACTATCTTTTAACAAAGATGATATAGACATATAATATAATATTATATATATTTATTTGTTTAAAAAAAAATAAAATTTAAGATTTTTTAGATTTTTTAACCATTCCCTGTAAATCATGTATAGCATTATGTAATTTAGAAAAACTATCTTTAACATTTTTACTTGGTTTTAATTTCGTTTTATCAAAACTTTTAAACTGCTCTTCTTCACTTTCATCATCTTCACTATCATTATCATCGTCCTCTTCATCATTATTATTATGATCATGGTCATCATCGTCATCGTTATTATCATCACTATCATCTTCACTATCATTATCATCATCGTCATCATTATCATCATCCTCATCATCATCATTATCGTCGTCATCATTATCATCATCATCATCATCATTATCATCATCTTCTTCTTCTGTGCTTGTAAAGTTTTCTCTTAGTTTATCTTCAGTAATAGATAATGTATTATCTAGATTAATTGTTACCAATAATGCTAATGCCATAAATAAACCTAATAGCAAATTATTCTTACCGTAATACATTATCAATCCTAAAATAATTAATTTTGACATAGGATGATTCACCAGTGCAATAATATGTCTAGGTGTATAAATAGATAAACAAGATATATATAGTACTAATAATACAATTATTAGAGTATTTAGATTTATATGTTTTCTTACTAATATTAAATTCTTATTTATAATCTTTTTATTTAATATATTGTTCATTTATAATATAAAAATATTTATTTTAGAAATAAATATTTTTTTATAACATAATGTTTAAGTTAATTAATTGGTGCATACATATTTGCTCCATATTGAGTAGCTGGCATAACTACATTCTTATTATTTATATTATTAGGATTTAAAAATTCTTCAGTTCCACTATTTTGATAGTCTTCAAATTGTTCTTCTTGAACGTCTTCTTCTTCAGCTGGCATATCAGTTTCTTCCTCAGTGCTTTCACGTACCTTGTCCTCAAACGGTTCGGTTTCTTCTTCTTCGTCTTCTTCGTCTTCTTCTTTGTCATATTTGAACCCTTCTGTATGTTTGGCATGTTCATGTTCTTTAGTATTCTCGCTATCACCATAAAATCTCTCAATATTTTTTACCATATTGTAGTTAGAATATGCTTCATTTATTCTATTCTTATTAACTACTGTTAATGTAACAGCAAAAGCAACAGCAACCATAATAGATAATTGTATATTTTTAGTAGATAGATACCCAATTAAAAAGACAAAAATTATTTTACCTAGAAGAGTGTCCGCTATTTCTATTAATTTATTTGGTAATGCAGGTGCGAGTGCGCCGGCGTATAAAGCTAATACTACAGAAACACTTGTTGAAAAATATTTATTAGAAAATGCATTTTTTAACATTACATCTATATTATCCATTTTAAATTATATTATATTATTATATATTTTTTTTGAGTTTAGATTATAATAATTAATTAATTTTGAAATAGAAATAAAAAAAAAAAAGATTTTCTCTTAATAATATAAGTTATGCCTTATTGTTCTATAGAAGAAGCTTGGGGAAAAGATTTTTTTGATAATGAAGCTGAACCAGAAAAATTTAAAAAGATAGTATCAGATGATTATTATAATGATGAAGATTATTTTAATAATAATTATAAAGATTCAAATGTTTATAACGAATTAGGAGATAATCTATTTTGTCCTGAAAATAAGCTTAATAAAATAAAAAAAAAAAAAAAATTTTCAAGAACCTATAATAGATTATCTGAGCATAGTGGACCAGAAACAAGATTACCTTATATGAATAAACATATAATTAATAATAAAAAAAATCTAAAAATTTATCCTGAAGAAGAAGAAAATAATTTAATAAGTGAAGAAGAAAATGATTCGAAAAGTGAAGAAGAAACTGATGATAACTCTATTAGTTATGATGATAAGATAATTAAAGAAGCATTTAATGATCAATTCTCTAAAAAAGATAAAGAAAAATATATTAATAATATAATTAAAGAAAACATAAAATTAAAAAATTTGTTAAAAAAATATAATAAAAATGGTATAGAATATGATAATATATTTGATTTAATTTTGTTTTTATCTTTAGGAGTATTTATAATACTTTTATTAGATATTATTTCAAAATCAGTAAGACGTGTAACATTTTAATTTATGTTTATAGTATTAGACCGATTATTATTCAATTTATTCATAAAATTTTTTGAATGTTTATAATCATCTATGTATCTATAATTTAAAGTATTATTATTAGTATTATTATCTATCTTATTATTTTTATCAGAAGAATTTAAATTAAGTTTTTCTTTAATTTTTCTATTAATTTCACTAGGAACATGTTGCCATGAAATATATAATAAATTTGGATATGTATAATTAACATTAAAACCATTTTTATTTAATTTATTTATCATATAATTAGCACAATTTAATGTATCATATTTAGGAATACCATATATATATTCAGGAATTATGTAAAAACAAAAACTATCTCCTTTAGAAGAACATGTTTTTATTCTATGATGACATTTTTGTAATACTTCTCTATAAATTTGGTATTTATTTAATTCTTTTTGATCTCTAACATTATTGAGAGAATAAATATTTAACATTTATATATATATAAAAATTATTTTTAAATTTAATAAATTATTTTTATCTATATAATAATATATATAAATAATGTATAATACAATACAGAATCCAGTAAATGGAAATTATGTTAATATAGATAGTAAAGCAGGAAAACAAATTCTAAAAAAATTTATAATTGAATTAAAAGGAGGAAATTACGAGGAAGAAACAGAATATAAGGGTGCTGGATTTTTTTCTAATACTAAAAATCTAAGTAATACATCAAGAAAAAAATACGATGAAGCTAAACATAAAGCCGAAGAAAACTATCGCGGAGCCAAAGATAAAGCCAAAGAAAAGTATCATGAAGCAGAAGAAAAATACGATGAAGCTAAACATAAAGCCGAAGAAAAATATCATGAAGCAGAAGAAAAATACGATGAAGTTAAACATAAAGCTGCCGAAAAATATCATGAAGCAGAAGAAAAATACGATGAAGTTAAACATAAAGCTCAAGAAAAATATCATGAATCACAAGAAAAATATGATGAAGTTAAACATAAAGCTCAAGAAAAATATCATGAATCACAAGAAAAATACGATGAAGTTAAAAATAAAGTAAAAGATTCTAGTGATAAAGTAAAATTAGAAAAAGATAAACTAGCATGGGAATCTATTAGTGATGAATACTTTTATATTCTTTATACAGATGATAAAATGAAACAAGAAAATTCAAAAAGATTAGAAAAAATTCAAAAAGAAAAAACTAATGAATTAAATAGAAAAAAAGATGAAATTAAAAGAATATTAAAAGAAGTTGATGAAATTCTAAAATTAGAAAAAAAATATAGTAGTGAAGGAAATTATAAATTAGCAAAAGAGCAACAATTTGAAAAGAAAAAAAAACTTATAGAAGCTACTAAAATAAATAATGCTATGGTTGAAAAAGAAAGAATTAGTGATGTAACTAAGAGATTAAAAGAAGTAGAAGAAAAAATTTCAGAACAACAGGGAGGAAATATTATAAATCAATTTGCTGAATTTTTTAATTAATTATTATTAATATTTAAAATTATTTATTAATAATGTATTAATGATAAAAAATCTAGTTTTTAGTGGAGGTGGTATTAAATGTATAGCATATATTGGTATATTAAAATATTTAGAAGAAAATAATATGATTAAAGATATACAATCAATAGCTGGTTCATCGGGTGGTGCTATATTTGCTTTTATTCTTATATTAGGATATACATATCATGAATTATATCTATTAATTAATGGATTAAATTTTGAAGAAATTAAAGATGTTACATCAGATAATTTATTTCAATTTTTTAATAATTTTGGGATAGATACTGGTAATAAATTAATAAAATTACTTAAATTATTAATTAATAAAAAATATGGAAATAATAGTGAAAATATTACATTTTTAGAATTATTTGATAGAACTAAAATAAATTTAACTATAACAGGTACTTGTTTAGATACTAATTCAATAGAGTACTTTAATCATAAAAGTACTCCAGATATGAAATTAATATCTGCATTAAGAATATCTTTTTCGATACCTATAGTGTATAATAAAGTAGATTTGAATGGCAAAATATATGTAGACGGTGGACTTATTGATAATTTACCTATAGGAATATTTCATAATGATATTAAAAACACTGTGGGTTTTTATTTAAATACTAATATTAATAATAATAATAATATTGATATTCATACTATTGATAATTACATGTTAAGTATTTTATTAACTTTGAGTAAAAAAATAGATTTAAATGTATTAGAAAAATATAAAGAATATATTATAATAATTGATGTTGATATATCAAGTATTGATTTTAAAATTAACTCTCATCAAAAAATTTCTACTATAGAAAAAGGATATCAATATGCCAAAAAATACTTTGAAAATAAAAAACTTACAAAAATTTGTATAAAAGAAGTAAAAAAAAAAATTACAGATGATCAAATTTTGATAACACATATTTATGAAAAAATTGATATCAATAGATTAAATTTAAATTTAATTTCTCTTAATAGAACAAAAAAAAATATTGTATCAAATAATAATATAATCGATAATATAAGTATTTTTAATAATATAAAAAAAAATAGTTTTTTAAAATATAAATAAGAAACAAAAACGTAATTTATATATTTATTTAATACTTTTTTTTTTCTGAGTTTATAATATAAATGAATTCTGTGAATAAAGGGATAAATACTACTTTCGATTTTTTAAATAAAGGTGTTAAAATTGATCAATTATTAAATCATCAAATTATATATCCGATACTAGCATTATTTTTAGCAATGTATGGTCCTAGATTACAACCAAAATTACCCAAAGAATTAAGAAATTTATTTAACAATAATTTTTTTAGATTTATTGTTATTATGTTAATAGCTTATTTGTCAAGTGAAAATTTACAATTATCATTAATTATTGCCTTAGCTTTTTGTCTTATAATGTCATACTCCAATACCCAAGAAGTTTTAGAAAAATTTGAAAATACTATTAATAGATCTGACAATGAAAATTTTTCAAATTATACTGTTCTAATGAATGAACATTATTTACCGAATAATGAACCTGAAAATTTAGGTTCACAATACTTAAAATCAAACAATGAAAATTTAGTTGAGGAAGAACATATCGAAGATTATCAAGCTCCCCAAGAATGTCAAAATGATACATATAATCAAGCTTGTATAAATTATTGCTATTCTGAAGCAGGTTTTGCTAATGAATTTTGTAAAAATAAATTTCCTATACCTGAAACTTCTATTGAGGAATTTACTACTCATACCGAACATAACAATGTGGAAATACAATCACCAGAAACACCCAATGAAGGAATGGTAACTGATGAAAAAGATGATGATAATTATTTAAATAAAGTGACAAAATCAATACTAAGAAATATTAATCAATATAAAGATCCTTTATCTCAACAATAAATCTAATATAATTTAATATATCTATAATATATTAATTATAATTTTATATATTATGGATATAATAAAGATTAGTAAAAATATAATAACAAATCGTGTTATTATATTCATATTTTTATATAGTTTTTTAGATTATAAAATAAAAAATACTATAAAAAGTTTTATTTTAGCTATATTATTTATTATAATTTTAGAAAAATCTAAAACACTTTGCATATTGGAACCTTTCAAAATAAAAAAAAATATTTAGTAAGAAAAGAAAAATAATAAATTTATTTGTATATATTATATACAAATAAAATGACTAAATTAGTTAAGAATATAACAGAAATGTTAGATCCGAAAATATTAGTTCAAAATACCTATTTATTTGCTTTATTAACACTTTTTTTAACAATGTACGGTCCAAGACTGCAGCCGAAATTACCTAATACATTAAGAAGTTTATTTGAAAATGTAGCCTTTAGATTAATAGTATTATTTCTGATAGGATATTTATCTTCTAAAAATTTTCAAGTTTCTATAATTATAGCATTAATTTTCGTTATTACTATGAATTTATTACATACAGATAGTGTATTGGAAAATTTTAAAACTGAAGGATTTACAATAAATGGACCACCAGTAGCTGATTGTAATAATTATAATACTAAATCATTTAATTTAATAGGAACTCCTTATTATCCTTTACATGATAATAACCATTTATTATTTGGAAGAGAGGGTGAAAATTCCAATAATGTATTAAAATATAATAATGAAATAAAGTATTAATATAAATAAATAATTATAAAATAATAATTAATTATTTATAGATATTTTTTTATAAATTTGTCAAATCCATTTTCATCTCGGGTTTCATCAAAATCTATTTTTTCACCATTTTTTCTTAAAACAAACATAGGATAACCATCAACTTTTATATCTGGATCTTGTGTATCTTCATCGCTTACCATTCTACATTTAAATTTACCATTTTCAGAATTTATTCTTTCCATAAATTTATTGAAATGTGGTTTAGCTTTTTGACAATGTCCACACCAATCAGCATAATACATAGTAAATGTATTGTCAATATTATTAACAGTAAATTTTTCTTTATTTTTTTGTACAGTTAATAATTTATCTTTATTAAAAATACAATATATCAACAAAATACAAAATATAGCAAATAAAAATATAACTAAGTTTTTCCTTAAAAATTTCATTTTAAAAAAATCTAAACTTTTATTATTCATATAATATTTATAAATATATTTTTTTTATAAATTCATTTTTTAAATAAATTAATACTTTAATTTTTCAAAGCTAAGTAACTTTCTGATTCATTATATTTATAAAAATCTATAAATTTAGGTTCTTCTTCTAATAATGTTTCAAGATCTATGATAAATTCATTGTAAGATGATAATGGTTTAATTTTTAAATATTTCTTACTATTTACAATTATAGGAGACATTAATGCTTTACGATAATCTTCTATTGTTCTAACTGTTAAATCATTAACTTTATCTAATATTAAACCAGCACTAATACTTTCTAATTGAGAAATTTTTGAATTTTCAAAGATATGTGATATGATTAGATATGGATTATAAATATCATCATTAATTATCAAATATACAAGATGTTTAAAAGTTTCTTTTATATGATCAAGAGTTAAATTCATTACAATAATACCACCAAATACTTCATATGAATATTTTTCTATATGTGTAAATATCTCTCTTATAGGATATAATTCATTTAATGACATTAAATTAATATTCTTTAACTGAATATTCTTTTTTTTTTTTATATCAAAAACATCTAAATCAATTGTATCATTTGGTAAAGTTCTTTCAATTATATAATTAATAGGTACTTTAGCTTCTTCCCAATCTACATTAATTTCTCCATAATAATCAATATTAATATCATTAATTTTACAAATAATATCTCCTTCACTAATTAGATGTTTTAAAGGAGATTTATCTAGAATTTTCCCAACAATAACACCTTTATTTTTTGTATCAACTATATTATGATAATCTAAATAAAATTTATCATTATTACGTAATAATATACCTAAAACATTTTTATAAATTATTTTATTTTTAGATTTTAACATTATATTTTTAACATTTTTAAAGATATTTATAGGAACTATTAAAGAACTATCTTCACTATCTGATAGTTTAGCAGCACTAACACCTACCACTTCATGGTTTTTATTAAATACAGGACCGCCTGAGTTTCCAGGATTTAAGGGAACATCGCCCTGAATAAATATATCTCTTCTACCACTTATTGTTCCAGCAGTTCTTAATGGATGATTTGATCCATCTGGATATCCCAGAGCATATACTTCATCACCTATATTTAATTTATCAGAATCTCCTAATATCAAATTATAATTGATTTTATAATCAATAATTTTTATTATTGCTAAATCAAAATCAGGATATACACATATAATCTCTCCCTTAAAATTTTTTTTTCCATATTTAGGAATATTAATAGTAATATCAATTGTATTCTTAACACAATGTGCAGCAGTTAATATGTGACCTTCATTATCAATATAAAATCCTGCTCCAATACTTTTTTGTTGTTTTATAATATTATATGGTATATTAGTATCAAAAATTACATCAGATGTAACAATTTTTATTATACTATTATAAATTTTTTTATTATTCATATATAATATATATTATAATAGATATTATAATAGATATTATAATCAATATAAAAGCTAAATATAATATGTTGATGTAATCATATTATTTCTTTAATATTTTCTGGCATTGGTTCTATTTCTGAATCATAAAAATCAATTATTTGTTGTAGATTTTGATATTCACGTTCTGTAACAAAATTTATTGCTATACCTTTTCTTCCATATCTACCACTTCGACCTATTCTATGAATATATATTTCTCTATATCTGGGTATATCATAATTAATTACTATAGATACTTGTTGAATATCAATTCCTCTTGCTATTATATCTGTAGTAATTAAAATTCTTATTTTACCTCTTCTAAAATTTAGCATAATTCTATCTCTTTCTTGTTGATGCATTTCACCATGCATGCAATGAACTGCATGATTATTTGTTTCTAGCTGTTCTTTTATATATTCCGCTTTTCTCTTAGAATTTGTAAATATTATAGACTGAGAAATAGATAATTTTTGATATAAATCCTTTAACGTTGCTATTTTCCAACTCTCTTGTTCAACTCCTAAATAATATTGTTTTATTCCATCTAGTGTTAATTGTTCTTTCTTTACTAAAATTTTTATAGGATTAACCATAAATTTTTCAGTTAATTCTAAGGCTTGGTTAGGCATAGTAGCACTAAACAAGCAAATTTGAGCATCTTTAGGAATATACTGGAATATTTCATATATTTGATCTTTAAATCCTCTTGATAACATTTCATCAGCTTCATCCATTATAAATGATTTTATCTGATCTGTTATTAAAGCATATCTTTTTATCATATCAAATACCCTACCAGGTGTACCTACTATATATTGTGCTCCATCATCCAATATTCGAAAATTATCATCTACTTTTGTACCCCCCATTATTAATGCTTTTTTAATATCCATATAATCACTTATAGCTGAACATACAGAAAATATTTGATTTGTTAGTTCTCTATTTGGAGCAAGTACTAGTATTTGAGGTTTACTTATATTCTTATCTATTCTAGATAATGAACCAATTAGAAAAGTTGCAGTTTTTCCGGTACCTGATTGAGATTGTGCTATTAAATCTTTACCTTCTTTCAATGGTATAATTGCTTTGGATTGAATATTTGATGGAGTTTCATATCCATAAGCATATATACCTCTTAAAAGATTTTCATCTAAATTCATAGAATCAAAATCTTTATATTCTAATAAATTAAATTTACCAGAATTATCATCTAATTCTTTATCTTCAATTTTTTCATTAATATTTATATTATTCATTTAATCTTAATATTAAAGTAATTTAATCTTTAAATAATGATAAAATTACTTTAAATTCTTTCCTTTTTATAATAAATTATATTTATTATTAATTAACTATTTTCTATTATTACCTTCTAAATGAAATGAATTACTACTTTTAAATAAATTTTTACCTTCTAAATTATCATTTATTAATTTACCGTTTTTATTTATTTTTTGAGTTGTTGATTCAAGTGTTTCTTCATTAAATGGTATAAATTTATTTTTATTTTCTGTATTACCATAATTTAATTTAAAATAATTATTATATTTTAATAAGTTTTCATCTATGTCATTATCAATAATTAATGTATCAATAGTTTTTTTTTTATTTTTAGATTTATCTTTTCTAGATTTATCTTCTTTAGATTTATAGTCTTTAAAGTTATCATCTCTAGATTTATCGTTTTTAGACTTATTGTTTTTAGGTTTCTTATAATTTTTATTATTTCCTATAATTTTTTT